CGCAGTAAAGCCGACACCGTTAATATGTCTATTGGCAACATCAGCAAGGCTGCTGGCAACGAAACCACTAAGACATCCGGTATTGTCACCCGTGGTAACGGTGCGGCGACCAAGGGAACTATGGCCCGAGGCCCGATGGCATGAATTACACGCAACTCAGCAACGCTATTCAAGCGTACACGGAGAACACGGAAGCAGATTTCGTGGCTAATATCCCTGTGTTCGTTCAGCAAGCTGAAGAGCGTATATTCAACTCGGTACAGTTCCCGTCTTTGCGCAGTAATGTGACAGGCGCAACCACAACAAACAACAAGTACTTACAGTGCCCCACGGATTTCTTGGCGGTGTATTCTTTAGCTATTATTAACGCTAGTGGTGAGTACGAGTACTTGTTAAACAAAGACGTTAACTTTATTCGGCAGGCATACCCCCAGCCCACAGACACAGGGCTTCCTAGGTACTATGCTTTGTTTGGCCCACGTTCAGACAATCCGGCAGAGCTAACTTTCATTCTTGGCCCAACCCCAGACGCCGCATACGGGGCCGAGTTGCACTATTTCTTCTACCCGCCTTCAATTGTGCAAAGTCCTGTGGCTACATTAGGAGCTATTACGGGCGGTAGCGCATACACAGCGGGTACATACTTTGATGTGCCTTTGACTGGCGGATCTGGAAGTGGTGCATTAGCCACAATAACTGTTGCTGGCGGCGCAGTAACAGCCGTAACTATTACAGATGGTGGCCTGCAATATGGGGTTGCAAATACGCTGTCTGCTGCCGCAGCCAATATTGGTGGGACAGGTTCTGGTTTCTCAGTCCCTGTTGCTTCTGTAACTAACTCAGGCGGTACGTCTTGGTTAGGCGATAATTTTGACCCCGTGCTTTTGTACGCGTCTTTGGTTGAGGCGTACACCTACATGAAGGGTGAGGCGGACATGATGCAGTTATACAACGGCAAGTTCATGGAAGCTCTTGCACTGGCCAAACGTCTGGGTGACGGTATGGAGCGTCAAGACGCTTATCGTTCTGGTCAGTTCCGTCAGAGGGTAACTTGATATGTCAATTATCCAGACCCAGACCACGAGCTTTAAAGCGCAGTTGTATCAAGGTATTCATGACTTGACTACGGACGTTATCAAGATCGCCCTGTATACAGCCAGCGCTGATTTAAACGAAGACACGACTGTGTACAGCACCACCAATGAAGTAGCTAATACAGGCACTTACTCTGCTGGTGGGGCACAGTTAACACCCATAACGGTGTCGTCTTCTGGATACACCGCCTATGTAGGCTTCCCAAACATCTCATGGACAGGCGCAATCACGGCTCGGTGTGCGTTGATCTATAACGTTACCCAAGGTAACAAGTCGATTGCTGTTTTGGACTTTGGTTCTGACAAGACTTCTGTCGGTACATTTACAATCACCATGCCCGCAAACACCGCTACGGCGGCTCTTATTCGTAGTTCTAATTAAGGAGTCATCATGACTATTGAAAAAACCAAAGCCACTGACGTTGTTTCTAGTGGTCTGACTTGTAACACCAAAGCCGGTGAAGCTGCACAAGCTACAGGCGTTTATTACGTTGAGTGCCATGACAAAGATGGCAACTTGAAGTGGACTGCCGAGTCTAAGAACTTGGTTGTAAACGCTGGCTTGCAGTACATGGCGGGTTCTGCTTTAACTTCAGTTACTCAAATCACTACTTGGTACTTGGGTTTGTACGGCGCTGGCGCTTCTAATACACCTGCGGCTGGCGACACAATGGCCTCTCACGCTGGTTGGACTGAGGTTGTGGCTTACAGCAATGCAACCCGCGTGGCTGCTACGTTTGTAACGGCAACAACTGCTAACCCTTCTGTAGTGACTAACGCGGCTTCCCCAGCGGCTTTTAACATTAACGGCACTACAACAGTTGGCGGTGCGTTTTTGACTAGCGGCAGCGCTAAGAGTGGCACAACAGGCACGTTGTTCTCTGCTGCCGACTTTGGCTCACCCGGTGACCGTTCTGTGGTTAGTGGTGATACTTTATCTGTGACATACACATTCAGCTTGGCGGCATAAAATGGCCGCGTGGGGTGACGGCTCATGGGGCTTAAATGGTTGGGGCGGTTTTATCGCCTACGACAGCTCCATAGTTGAAACTTCCACGGCAACAGATGCGGTTGTTGTAGCATTAAATATACCTTCCGCAGTTAGTGAGACAGGCACAGCTTCGGATTTGATCGAAGCAGGCAAGATATATGGCTCAGACGTAGTAGAAACTGCGACAGGTACGGATGCCATAATTGGAGCGCCCGTATACGATGCAGAGATTGTAGAAGCGGGTACTGGGTCAGATGTTGTTTCTTCGGCTATTTCTGTAGGGGCGGTAATTGCCGAAACTTCTACAGGTACAGACGAGGTCACAGCAGGCAAGATATACGATGCGGCAGTAGCTGGCACGGGTTGGGGCGAAAGTGCGTGGGGTTATAACTCTTGGGGCGGAATTGGTGAACTAGCTGTTGCTACAGATGCTGTAACTTCTGCACTGGCAATTAGCGCAAGCGTAACCGAGACAGCTACAGGTTCGGACTCTATTCTTACGGGTCATGTGGTTCTTTCGCAGGTTATTGAGGCGGCTACGGGTAGCGATGCAATAGAAGCAGCACCATCTTATCCTGCCACGGTTACTGAGACGGCTACGGGGTCAGACGCTGTATCTAGTGTGCCGGTGTATGCGGCTGTTGTGAATGAGACGGCGACGGGTACGGACGAAACGGGATCGAGCTATACGTTCTTTGGCGATGTGCAGGAGTCAGCAACAGGTTCAGATGCAATTACTGCGGCACTTACTTTGCCTGCCGTGGTTACAGAAAGCGCAACGGGATCAGATACAGTCACAGCAACGGCAAGTTTTGGTTCAGCGGTGACAGAAACAGCGGTAAGCGCAGACACTTTGGCAGCGGCAGCAGCGTTCATTGCTTCCATTTCAGAGTTAGCAACGGGAACAGATACAGTAAATGGACGGCCTTTCTGGGAAATAATTGATGACACGCAGAACGCAAACTGGCAAAATATCAGCAACACGCAAACGGCAGCTTGGACTCCGGTTGCAACGAACTAGGAGTATTTAAATGGCAGCAGAAACAAGTAATCTAAGCCTAGTAACCCCAACGCAAGGCACGCTCTCGGGTACATGGGGCGACACTGTTAATAACGGTATTACTGAATACACGGACATTGCTATTGCCGGTACATTGACACTCAATGGCGACGGGGCGGTCACGCTTACAAATACCGTAGGCAGTGCCTCTGCTTCAAACATTGGCTCTACCACCGCGCAGTATGCGATTATTAAAGTCACCGGCACGTTGACCACAACAAAAGTTATCACGGCTCCAAGTGGTGCAAGTTATAGCAAGACCTACGTGGTGCTTAACAACGCTACAGGCGGCTCAGTCACAATCAAAGCAAGTGGCCAAACAGGTGTCACGATTGCCGTAGGCGATAAAGCTTTGGTGGCGTTCAACGGCACAGACTACGTGCGCGTAGGCGCATCGGCTGGCGGCTCTGATACACAGGTTCAGTTCAACAGTTCTGGTAACTTGGCAGGCTCTGCCAACCTGACCTTTAACGGCACTATCTTAACTGCGGCTGGTTTTTCTGGCCCGTTAAATGGTTCGGTTGGTGCAACAACACCAAGTACAGTTGTAGCCACGCAGGTTAACGTCACTGCACAAGGCGATGTTCGCTTTGAAGATACAACAGGCGGTCAGTACGTAGCGCTGCAAGCTCCCAGCACGGTTGCTACTAATGTAACGTTTACACTACCCGGTGCAGACGGTACAAACGGCCAAGCCATTGTTACAGATGGTTCTGGTAATCTTTCTTTCGCAGCGGCAGGCGTATCGCAGGCTAAAGTTACAGCAATCGCAATGGTCTTCGGATTCTAAGGAGTTAAACATGGCAAATCCAAATCTTTTCGCCGCGACCACAGCGTCAGGCACAACCACATACCTAACACCCAGCGCAACAACCGCAGTGGTCTTGGTTCCTAATGCCGCATCCAGCGGTCAGGTGTTTAAGATCAATCAGATCGTTGCGGCTAACGTGAACGGCTCTGCGGCAGTGGATACCACAGTGTCTATTTACACTAACGGTGCTGTGGCTCAAGGTTCTGCTCCTAGTGGCGGTACGGCCTACCCCATCGTGTCTACAGTGTCTGTCCCTGCTGATGCTTCGTTGATCGTGACTGATAAAACCACGGCTATTTATTTGATGGAAGGCTCATCCATTGTGGTGACATCCGGCACAGCCAGCGGTATTACATACAGCATCTCATATGAGGTAATTTCGTAGTTTTATGGCTAACGTGGCGCACTTGTACAAGATCACCAATACCATAAACGATATGGTTTACATTGGTGTAACCAAAAATCCGCATCACCGGATGATTGCTCATGCTTGTTTTACAACGCCAACAAAGTCAATTATTAAAAACGCCATCAAGAAGTACGGGCGTGACAAGTTTCATTTGCAAGTTTTGCTGACATCAACGCAAGAGTATTGCTACGATATGGAGCGTAAAGCCATTGAAGCGTACAACACGCTAAAGCCAAACGGTTACAACATTTGCACTGGGGGTGTTGGCGCTATCGGAATCTTTGGCGACATGAATGGTATGTTTGGTCGTAAGCATTCCCCAGAGACTCTGGAGAAAATGCGTCAGGTAAGAGTTGGTACAAAAGCCACTGTTGAAACCAAAGAGAAAATGCGTGTTTCTCATTTGGGTCAAAAACGTTCTGCTAAAAGCTGTGAAAAAATGAAACAGATTGCATTAAACAGAAGCCCTGAACTGCTGGCAAAAATGCGTGAAGCTCGCAATGCGACTTTTGCTCGTAAACGATTAGAGAAGGTGCAATAAGATGTCCAATCGCTACAAAGGCGGGGTTATTTCTGCGACGCCACCAACCTTGGTTGCTGGAGCAGGTGCGTCTGGCACTTGGACATTGGAACAACAGATGCAGGCCACTGCTGCGGGTCTGTGGCCTGTCAACGGCCCTTTTTATATTGAGGATGTGTTTAGCACATACCTTTGGACAGGTACAGGTGCTACTTTATCAATTGTAAATGACATTGATTTAGCAACCAAAGGTGGCTTGACTTGGATTAAGGATAGGGATGTTGCTTACGATAATTTTCTTTGCGATACGGAACGTGGGGCTTTAAACGAACTTCGATCAAATACAACCCAACAACAAAATAGTCGATCTAATTCTGTCACGGCGTTTAACTCTAATGGGTTTAGTCTAGGTAGTTACTCAACAGTAAATTCAAGCGCTGAAAAGTATGTGGCGTGGACACTACGCAAACAGCCTAAATTTTTTGATATTCAAACGTGGAGTGGTTCGGGTTCTAACCGCACAATCTCGCACAACCTTGGTTCTGTGCCAGCTTGCATTATGGTTAAAGCCTATTCAGGCACAACGGCAAATTCACAAAGTTGGGCTGTCTACCACCGCAGTCTTGCAAACACAGAATACCTTGTTTTAAACAGCACAGACGCAAAAGCAACAGGTGCAACTCGCTGGAACAGCACAACACCAACAAGTACAGTTTTTACTGTTGGTACTGATAGTACTGTTAACGCATCAGGCAATACCTATATCGCATATATATTTGCCCATGACGCAGGAGGCTTTGGCCTAACTGGTACGGACAATGTGATTTCGTGTGGGTCTTTTACGACAGACGGCTCTGGTAATGCTTCTGTAAACCTTGGGTACGAGCCTCAATGGGTACTGATTAAAAGAACTGATGGCGCACAAAATTGGCTTTTAAATGATGTAATGCGTGGCATGAGTTTGGGTCAAACATCATCAAACGTACTTTTTCCTAACCTAAGCAATGCTGAATATACGGCTTGGTCAGCAAGTCCAGTATTGCCAAACGCAACAGGTTTTTC